GTTCGCGTTTTCTCTCTCCCCGGCGAACGCAAAAAAGTTTGAAAAAAAATAAAATTTTTGATGAAAACTATAAAAAGCAGAAAATATAATGCGGAATATAAAAAGATTAGAGAAATTGTTTTGGCGCAAAAACCGCGCTGTTTTTACTGTAAAAAGGCTGTTGCAACTACGCTTGATCACGAGCCACCTATTGATTCCTTCCCAACACCTGAACTATGGACTGGGAGTTTAAGGCCATCATGTGCAAGTTGCAACTATTCAAGGGGTGCTAAATATGGAAACGCAAAACGCAAGGCAATTAAAAATAGTCGCGAATGGTAAGCCTAAGAAAAAATTAGGCCGGCATACAACCGCAATGATTAAAGCATTAACCGGGCGTACAGACATTGATGCCGTCAAGCGTGAAATGCTATTAGGCCTGGCACGCGCCTGGGATCGCATTGAAGAATCCGGTAAAGGTGGTCATACGATTCCATCCATATCTAAAGAGTTACGTGAGATATGGGATAGTTGTAGTTTGCCTGATGAGGATGATCTATTTGAGTAAAATCTTATGTACGCCTAGATGGGCATCACTAAGAGATGAAACAAGCGAAACAGAGGGCGATAAGTTAGCCCAAGTAGCACGCCTATTGGGTTTTGAATTGTTTGATTGGCAACAATATGTAGCGGATGTGGGATTAGAAAAAGATCAATCCGGTTTGTACAAATACCGCACAGTGGCCGCGCAGGTCGGCAGGCAAAATGGCAAAAGCAAACTTATTGAAACGCGTATTGCTTATGAACTATTGCAATCTAAAAGACATGTGGCCTATACCGCCCAGGATCGCAATATGGCTAAAGGTAAGTGGGAAGAACATTTATTAAGTTTTCAGTTATCGCCTAAATTCTCAAAGCGTATTGCTAGGGTATCGCGTGTTAATGGCAGTGAAAAGATATACATGCGTAATGGCTCAACTTATGGAATTGTTACACCTAATGACAAAGGCGCACGCGGCCTAAGTTTAAATCTTATGGTTATTGATGAAGCCTTAACTCATCCACTATCACTTATTGCAAATTTACAACCAACACTGGCTACAAAGCGCAATGGTCAATTGTGGATTCTTTCTAATGCCGGCAGACCCGGTCAATCTGAGTTATTAGAGCATTACCGCGAAATAGGCCATAGAGAAATTGCCGAACCACAAAACAAATTAGCCTGGTTTGAATGGTGTCCGGCTAAAGATGAATTTGATTACTTAGATCAACAAGTGTGGTATCAAGCAATACCATCATTGCATGAACAAAAAGGTGTATTACTAGATGCGGTTAAAGAAGCGGCGGCAACTAATAGCCCTGAGATATTTACAAAGGAATGGTTAAACGTATGGCCGGCTAAAGATGCCGTACAGGTCATTAATACTGAGTTATGGGATTCATTGGCAAGAACAGATATAACAGTTAGTAAGCAAGTTGTATTTGGAGTAGATATATCGCGTGAGCGTGACCGGGCATCAATAGCAGTATCCGGCTTAGTTAGAGATTTAACCCCTATTGAGTTAATTGAATGTAAAGAAGGTACATCATGGGTATTGCCTAGATTGATTGAGTTGTGTAAAAAGCACAATACAAAAGTAGTCATAGATACCGGCTCACCTGCCGCATCTTTAATTGTTGAACTTGAAAAGCAAGATATAGGTGTGATGTCTATACATTTGCGTGACTACGCCCGCGCATGTGGTTCATTTTATGATGCAGTACAAGCCAAAACAATATGTCATTTAGATGATCCCAATTTAAAAACGGCAATTATGGGATCAACTAAAAGACCACTTGGTGATTCATGGGCATGGAATCGCCAAAGCACAACCAATATAACCCCACTCGTGGCCGCTACACTGGCACGGTATGGAGTGGTAAGCAAAGTAGAAGAACTGCCAGTAGCAAGGAGTAAAATGTACTAATGAAATATTTATCATCCGCTTTACAGGTAATAGGTTCTATATTAATAATTGCAGGTGTCGCAACATTTAACACGGTTGTGGCTGTAATATTAGCAGGTGCATTTTTAGTTTTATTTGGCGTTGCTTTAGAAAACAGAGGTAAATAATGCTAGGCCGCTTACTTAAAAGACAAATACAACCATCTATGGTTTATACATCTTCAGGTTATGTTGATTCTTTAGGTAGAGTTGGCCGATTTTTTGAAGGAAACTGGGCGGGTGCTTATGTAGATCAAAATACTGCACTGGGCATACCTGCTATTTATCGTGGCATAACTTTAATTAGTGATGCTATTGGTGCATTACCTTTGTGTGCGTATCGTAATAAAAGAGAAGTAAAACCAACACCACAAATTTTAATGCGCCCAGTGCCAAATGAAACAAGGATGCAAACAATTAGTGCAATGGCCGCCGCTTTAATTATTCATGGAAATTATGTTGCGGTATTAGGTGAAGCAGGTGTTAATGGATTGCCGGAGAGCATCTACCCTGTTTCACCTGATAGGGTTCAAGTTGCAAGAGATAATGGCAGAATTGTTTACACAATTGATGAACGCACTTATGATCAATCAGAAATTTTGCATATTAAGAATTTTACAATGCCAGGTGATTTAGTTGGTAAAGGTATTTTGGCAGTTGCTAAACAAGCATTAGGTAAAGAGATTGCTATCAATGAATATGCAGCAAGATATTTTGATGGTGGCGTAAATCCTACGGCTGTTATTAAATCTGCTAACCCTGACTTAACTCAAGAAGAAGCAGATGCATTAAAGAGCGCATGGATGGCAATGTACTCATCCCGCAATAGATCGCCGGTAGTTATGAACTCATCAACCGACTTTGAAGTGTTAAGTAGCAACGCGGCAGAATCTCAATTAGTAGAAGCACAAACAGCCGGATTAACTGAAGCGGCAAACATTTTGGGATTGCCTTCATATTTCTTAGGTTCGCCTAATACGAGCCGTACTTACTCAAATGTTGAACAAGAAAACTTACAATTGATTAAATGGTCAATTCAGCCAATAGCCGAAAGAATAGAAGCGGCATTTTCTGATTTACTGGTTCGGGGTCAAACAGCCGCATTTAAATATGATGCATTATTAAAAACAGATACATCAAGCAGATATAATGCTTATGCAGTTGCTTTATCTAATGGCTTTTTAACTGTTGATGAAGTTAGAGATTATGAAAATCTTGATCCTATGGATTATGAAGAAGGCGATAAAGAAGTAGAAAATGAAGAAGATGATTCACTGCAAAGTGATGCGGTAGATACAGCAGAGGATAACAATTATGTCTGATGAAAAAATGGAAAATAGAAGTTACTCAGTAAATTTAGAATTGCGTGCTAATGGAGATGGCCGCACCATTTTTGGTATTGCCGTGCCGTATAACAAAGAACAGCGAATAACTAGCACCATGATTGAAGTATTTAGAAAAGGCGTGTTTGCGGAAGTTATTAAAGCACCTCACCGGGTTAAATTGCTTAGGGGTCATGGTGAAAATAATGTTCTAGGCCGTGCGACATTACTTAGAGAAACCGAAGAAGGTTTGTACGCAGAATTTAAAATTTCAAAAACGCGTGAAGGTGATGAAGCATTGGAATTAGTCAAAGATGGTGCATTAGATCAATTGTCAGTTGGTTTTATGCCAATCAAAAACAAAAAACGGCCTGATGGGGTCATGGAAAGATTAAAGGCACATTTGGCTGAAGTATCACTTGTAACCTTTGGTGCTTATGGCGAATTAGCCAGCGTTACAGGTATGCGAGATGGACAACCACAATTAACCCCGAGATTAGATGAAGCAAGGAAAATATTAAATGCCATACAGCGTAGTTAGTAACCATCCCGATTGCGAAGGATACGCAGTTGTAAAAACTGATAACAATGAAGTTATGGGTTGCCACAAAACCCAGGCTCAGGCCGAAGATCAATTGACGGCCATAAATATTTCAGAGTATGGCGAAAGCCGATCCGAAGCCGTAAAGGTAGTAGAAGAAAAAACAAGATTTAACACGGCAATGGAATTGCTTAAAGCACTAAAAAAAGAGATATAATTTTGACAAGTCGTAGAACACCTAACCCCGATTACCGGCGCGTTACACCTTCTCACTACAAAAACTACTAATAGGAGAACTATGTCTAATACATTTCTTACTTCTCTACAAGAGAAGCGTGAATCAAAGACATCACTCATTTCCGCAACTTTAGACCGCGCCGCCGAAGAAGCACGCGATCTATCTGAAGTTGAGTTGGCTAACGTTGAAGCCCTTAACTTAGAGATTAAAAAGTTAGATGAAAGAATTGAGCAAATGTCAGATATTGAGATTCGCAATCAAAAGGCGGCTGATTTAGCGGCTAAAGTTGATGCGAACATTGAGCCAAAGAAAGAAGCACGCGCAGGTGGCTTCATCGTTACTAGCGAACAACTTACATACTCAGAGAGATCAAACAATGATTTCTTAACAGATGCATTAAAAGCACAATTTAAGACCGATGGTGAAGCCAGTGCGCGTATAGCACGCCATCAACAGGAAATGGCAATTGAGAAGCGTGCAGTTGGTACATCCAATTTTGCAGGTTTAGTAGTGCCACAATACCTAGTTGATCTATATGCACCATTAGCACGCGCAGGCCGCCCATTTGCGGATGCCGCACGTAAGCACCAATTACCGGCACAGGGCATGTCAGTGGTGATCTCTAAGATCAATACTGGTACAACTACTGCCTATCAAACATCACAAAACACAGCCGCAGTATCACAAGATATTGAGGATACAACCCTTACCGTAAATGTAAACACAATTGCGGGACAACAATCAGTATCTAAGCAAGCATTACTACGCGGATACAACATTGAAGGTATTGTTCTAGGTGATTTGATTCGCGATTATCACACCAAGTTGGATAACTCACTTCTTAATGGCACAGGCTCAAATGGCCAACCACTAGGACTTGTAAACATGACCACTGGAGTGTTAGTAACCTACACTGCTACAACAGGTACAGTTGCAGGCTTGTATCCAAAGATTGCAGATGCAATTCAACAGATTCAAAGCAACATTTATGTCAATCCAAACGCAGTAATCATGCACCCACGCCGTCTAGGATTCCTATTGGCCGGTGTTGATAGTTCAAACCGCCCATTGATCGTGCCACAGGCATACAATCCAATGAACGCAATGGGTACAGGTAATGGCGTGCCTACTTACGGTAACTCAGGTTACTCAATTCTAGGATTGCCAATTATTGTGGATGCGAACATTGCAACCAATAAGGGTGCAAGCACAAATCAAGACACAATCTTTGTGGTTGATTTGAATGAAACCCACCTATGGGAAGAAGCCGCAGCACCAACCTATGTAACATTTGAAGAACCAAATGGCAAGGTTGCAATTAATATCGTTCTATTCGGTATGTCAGCATTTACCGCAGAGCGTTATTCAAAGGCTGTTGCACAAATTAACGGTACAGGTTTAGCAACACCAAGTTTCTAAACTAAATAAGTTTCCAGGCCGCTACCCTTCCAGTGGCCTGGATTCTAACTATGATCGGTATTTAATGAATGGAGTTTGTCTAATGTCCCAGGGCAGTACAGGATTTGGATACCGATCATGGCTATAACAAATGGATATGCCACACTAACTCAAATCAAAAACTACATGTCTATATCAGATAATACTGACAATGATTTGTTAGAAGATTTGATTGAATCAGCATCAAGGTCAATTGACCGGATGGCTAACCGTAGATTTTATTTAGATGCCACCGCATCCGCGCGGCTTTACCGTGCGTACTCAGATATTTTTGTTTATGTAGATGATATTGGTACAACATCTAATTTGTCTGTTGCTTTAGATATAAATGGCAATGGTACTTACACAAAAACTTTAACTTTGAACCAAGATTATATTTTAGACCCATTAACCGCATCATCTTTAGGCCGGCCTTTTACTCAATTAACTATGGTATCTAATACCGAAACCTGGCCAATATTTCCAGGGTTAACCCAAAATGGTTTGCGCCCAGGTGTACAAGTAACTGCAAGATGGGGATGGCCGTCAGTGCCGGATGATATAAATATGGCTTGTTTAATTCTTACAGCCGATCTATACAAGCGTAAAGATGCGCCCGGTGGAATATTAGGATTAGGTGATTTAGGCGTTGTCAGAATGTCACCAATTGGTAGAGATGTTACGGCAATGGTTAGGGCGTACAAAAAAGAAGTTATTGCATGACCCCAAGCACCGTTAGAGATAATTTAAAAACTGCATTGCAAGCAATAACTGGTTTACGCGTTTTTGATTATGTGCCGGATTCTACAAATATCCCAACAAACAATGCTTTTGCAATTGTTGGCCAATTAACTATGAATTATGACTTTACATTAAATAGAGGATTTGATTCTGCAACCTGCCAGGTTATTGTTGTAGTAGGCAGAATGAGTGAAAGAAATGGACAAGAAAGATTGGATGGACTACTTGCTTCATCCGGTTCAACTTCAATTAAAACCGCAATTGAGGCTGATAAAACATTAAGCGGTGCTGTACAAACGCTCAGGGTTGTGTCTGCAAGCCCTGGAACAATTACTTCCGCTAATATTGACTACCTAAGTTATCAATATTCGGTTGAATTGATAGGTTAGTAAGAGAGGAAAAACTATGGCCATATTTATGGGTAACAAAGTTGCCGTGATTGTAGGTACATCTACCATTACTGATCATGTCAGCACTGTAAGCCTTGCACGCGAAATTGATCAGGTAGAAATCACCAGCATGGGGGATAATATACAAAATATGATAGGTGGGGTAGAACGCCCTACACTAAATTTAGAACTGTTCAATGACTTCGCCGCAGCATCAGTAAACGCTTTGTTTGAGGATGCACTAGGCAGCAAACTGAATATCAAATTGATACCAGTATCAGGTACAGTGACCGCAACAAATCCAAGTTACACAATGTCATGCTTGATTTCATCATGGACACCTGTAAATGGTGCTGTTGATGCAGTAGCAAGCGTTTCTGTGTCGCTTCCTGTAACCGCATTAACAAAATCAACAAGCGCGTAACAAAGGAAAGGTGGGACAATGCACAAGATTGAGATTGTTAAAAAAGATGGTAAGAAAGTAACCTATGATCTTACGCCGTCTGCAAAGGTGGCTTTTGAATCCGAATTTAAAACCGGGTGGCGTAAGAGATTAGGCGAACTACAAATGGAATCGGATTTGTGGTGGTTTGCCTGGCGTTTAGAAAAAGATGCCGGGAAAACAGATTTAGCCTTTGGCGATGAATACATTAATCAGTATTCCGATATTGATTTATTGTATGATTCAAAAAATGGATAGACCGTCACGGCCAAATCTACGAAATCGCATCTGTGGCGGTTGCAACCGGTATCAGCCCTAAAGATTTACTAGAGGTTGATCCAGCGATTTACTCAGCAATAAAAGCCATCTTGCAAGAAAAATATTACAATAACAAGAAGGCAACAGTTAGGCGGAAGTAATGATCAAACCAAGATACTCAGAACTTCCTGGCCGTACTAGATCATTGGCGGCAGTGCCATCAATCTATGTGGAAAATTTAACTGAACTTCTTGAAAAAATGAAAAAGGTTGATCCGAATTTACAAAAAGAATTTAGAAGGGAATTAAGCAAAGCCGTAAAGCCTGTTGCGAAATTAGCACAAAGTTTTGTACCACACTCACCATTTCCAGGTTGGCGTGATGTTGAACCTAATTATCCACCACAGTGGGGTTGGGCTAATGACAATGTTCACCGTGGTAGAACAATTGGCGATAATAAAAGAAGCCGTTGGAAATGGTCGCAAACAGAAGTTATACGCGGCATAAGAGTAAGCACCGCTAAAAGTAAAGTACAAAGAATTAAAGGCGTTACATTTGGCGTAACCGCAATAGCCGTGATAAATAAATCTGTACCAGGTATAATATATGAGTTGGCAGGTTTTGGATCATCACGATCACGCGGAAGAACTAGGCGCGTAAGCCGTAACTCAAATGCGAGTGAATCATTTATTGGCAAATTACAAGGCACTGCTAACAGTAGTGCTTACAAAGAAAAAAGATTGATTTACAGAGCATCACAACAATTAGGTGGGCAAGTAAATGATAATCTATACGGTGTACTTAAAAAATATTTAGGTAAAGAATTTAGGGGTTAATCATGGCATTAAGTCAATATGTTGCAATTAACTTTCTAACTAAATTTGATAAAAAAGGCTTAGAGCGTGCAACTAAAGAATTAAAAGGTTTTGACAAAGTAGTTGCAACAGGCTCATTCAGGCTGAGGGCTTTTGCTAAAGCCGGTGGAATAGCCGCCGCCGCAGGTTTGGCCTTGTTTACTAAGCAATCAATTCAAGCCGCCTTAGCCCAAGAAAGATTAGATAAACAATTACAATTATCTTTGAGAAGTCTAAATCAAGAATTTAGGTTTCCTGAAATCAAAGGGTTTTTAGACACCTTAGAACGTGCTACCAACGTTACTGGAGAAGAATTAGTACCTGCATTTAGACAATTGGTTAGCCAAACAGGTGATTTAGAATCAGCGCAATTTTTATTAAGCACCGCCTTAGATACAGCCGCCGGTACAGGTGCAGATTTAAATACTGTTTTAAATGCAATAAATAAAGCCGCAATAGGTAATTACGATTCAATTGCTAAATTGGGTATTGGATTTACTGCCGCCGAAGCAAGAGCGGCTGGGTTTACTGAGATTATGCAAAGTCTTACTAAGTACCAGGGTGCGGCAGAAAAGCAAACTGAAACATTTTCCGGTCAATTAAAATCATTTCAGATAAGTGCAAGCAAGGCAACTGAAACTTTAGGTTTAGGATTTTTAACTGCCGGATCATACATAACAGGCGCACAAGGTAAATTAGATGTTTTTGGTGCAACCCTAGAAAACACGGCTACTCAATTCACAGATATTTTAGTGGGATCAGCAAAATCATTTGGTGATAAAGGTTTAGGTGGTTATTTAGATATAGCCCTAGTTGCATTGGAAGGTTTAGTTGGTGAATCAACAACTTTACAAAAATTAGAAAAAGAAGGCATTAAGGTAAGAGAACAGCGCATTTTGCAAGAACGCGGTTATTTAGGTTTATCACAATTAACTATTGATGCGTTAGAAAAACAAAGGTTGTATGGCAAAAAAGAATTGACCACAGAACAAATTTTGCAAAAAATCCAAAGAGATATTTTGGCTAGAGAAAAAGCCATGACTAAAGAAAAACGCGCTCAACAAGAATTAGAAAAAAAGAAGGCTGAATTATCTGCCTTATTTGATATTGAAAAAATTAATTTACAAGCGGCGTTATCACGTAAATTAACTGCCGAAGATGAACTACGTGTAAAGGTGTTACAAAAGTTAGCGGATGGCACTGCATCTGCCGTAAATGAAGCACAACGTTATGCTGATGTCCTTAAAGTTATTGAAGATGGCAAAATTACAGATGCAGAAATTCAAACATTAGCAAAAACATGGGGTATGACAAACAATGAAGTAGTTTTATACATACAGAAATTATTCAGTGCTAATGATGAATTGCGTAAAATGTTAGGCTTGTTATCACAAGTTGAAAAAACAGTAGCCAATACTGGAAATAGAACCGCCGCTTTATCACCTGGCCAGCAAGTTGCATTTGGTTTAGGGGTTTCACCGGAATCAATTGGCGCAGGTGGCACTATTTTGCGTTCTAGTGAATTAGCGGCTAGCCCAATTAGACCACAGGGTAGCCCAAACTTTGGATCATCAGCACAAGGCAGAGCATTAGCACTTGCTTTTGGTTTAACACCTATGGCAGAGGGTGGAATTGTTACAAAACCAACAAGTGCATTAATTGGTGAAGCCGGCGCAGAGGCAGTAATTCCATTAGATAAAATGGGTGGATTTGGTACTACTGTAAATGTTAATGTTGCAGGCAGTGTTATATCAGAGGGTGAATTACAATCTGTAATTCAAGATGCTTTGTATAATTTAAACAGAGCAGGTGCGGTAACTCAATTAACAAACTTAGGTAGATAATGCCAGCCGCTAAATTTAGGGCAGAGATTGACTTCTCCGGCGGTGCTTCCTTTGACCCCGCGCTAGTGCTTGATGATCCGGCAACCCCACTAGATATTGCAGTGTTGGGTACTGCCGCCGCCGATACAGTTGATATAACAGATTTTGTTACTCAATGTTATATCAGACGTGCCTTTAATAGATCGTCAGATTCTTTTACCGGTGGTACAGCGCGTATAGTTTTTGTTGATGAAACAGGTCAATTTAACCCAGCCAATACCGGATCAAATCTATACGGCAAAATTAAACCAATGCGTAAGATTCGTTTTACGGCAGAATATTTAGGTACTACATATAACTTAGGTTCTTTTTATATACAAGAATGGAATTACCAAAGCCCTACTGGCTTTGATCCAGCCTATGTGACTTTAGCCTGCGTAGATGGATTTCAGTTATTAAACCTTACAACTATTACATCAGTTAGCGGTGGCACGGCTGGACAAACTACTGCACAAAGAATTACAAGTTTGTTAGATGCTGGAGAATGGCCAGGCGGTATGCGTGACATATCAATTACTGCAAGCACTACGGTGCAGGCAGATGATGGATCATCAAGATCATTATTGTCAGCCTGTCAGGTTGTAGAAAGTACAGACCTGGGCGCGTTCTATATGGATGAACGTGGTTACGCAAAATTTATGTCACGAAATGACATCATAGTTGCTGAAGGCGGCTCATTGACTTTGTTTAGTGATGTCCCAGGATCAGGTGATGTGACATACCAGGCCGTTCAATTTGATATTTCGGATTATCAGATGATTAACAAAGTTACCGTTACAAGAACGGGCGGTGTTGCCCAAACTGCCAGCGATACAGCCAGCATTGATGATTACTTTCAACATAGCCGTGTTAGAAGCGGAATTATGCAAACTGATGCAGATGCTTTAAATCAGGCTCAAATGATTATTGCTTCACGTAAAGAAGAAGGCGTAAACATCCAATTAAATTCTTTAACAGTAGATGCTTTTGGTGAAGATGATCCAAATCGGGTTATTGCCGCTTTAAATTTAGATATTTTTAGCCCTATCCAGGTAACCCAAACCTTGCCGGCGGGTAATGTGGTTACAGATTCCGTCATAGCCGGTTTGACTTATCAGATAACACCCAAAACATTTCAAGTTACTTTCACTTGCGCCCAACCTTTTGCCGTAGGATTTTTGCTATCATCGGATGTGGATGGCCGGCTTGATGAAGATTCTTTGGCCTATTAAGGAGTATATGTAAATGGCAACTTTTTCAGTTGGTCAGGTATTAACGGCGGCTCAAATGAACAGCATAGCCAATCTATCGGTTCGGGCAGTGACCGCAACTTCAGACACATTAGTGCTTACTGATGCAGATAATAAACTTATTACATATTCAAACACTGGCACAACCACTATAACCGTGCCACCTTTTAACACAATTGCAATGACTACTGGATCAGTTGTCAATGTTATTAAAATTGGATCAGCCGGAACGGTATCTATTGTTCAAGGCTCAGGTGTAACCATTGCATCTAATGGTGCGGTTTCAACCAACCCAACTATTACGGGACAATTCAAAGCGGCTAGTTTAATTAAAGTCAGTACAGATTCTTGGTATTGTGTTGGTGGCATTGCATAATGTCTTTAATTCTTGGGATATTGGCACAATCAGGTGCTGTACCTGCGCTACCAAGTTCTTACGAATCTATTGCCACAGCAACAGTAGGTTCAGGTGGTCAAGCAACTATTACTTTTAGTTCAATACCTAGCGATTACAAACATTTACAAATTAGATCGTCTTATACATTACAAGGCGTAGAAAACAATCTTTATATGACTTTAAATGGTTCAACTGGTTCTACCCGTTGGCATTATTTGTTTGGTAATGGTTCAAGTGCTGTCGCTGGTTCAAGCACAGAGAATCTGTACACAATTCAATTTGGTAATGCTGCAACTACATTATATGCAAACATAGTTGATTTCCTAGATTACACATCAACTTCAAAAACAAAAGTTTTAAGATCGCTGGCTGGCGTAGATTTTAATGGTAGCGGCGGTGTGTGGCTGGGTTCTAACTTGTATAACACAACATCTGCAATTACCTCAATAACTATCGGTGTGCAATCGGGTTTCTTGCTTGGTCAATATACAAAATTCGCCTTATACGGAATAAAGGATTAACATGTCATCAACTTATGAACCGATAGCAACAACGACTGCTTCAGGGAGTACAGGGTCAATTACTTTTAATTCTATTTCATCTTCATACACCGATTTAGTTCTAGTAGCAAATTATGGCATATCTGAAGATTTGTATGGTTTGCGTATTAGATTCAATGGTGATACAGGCAGTAACTATTCAGATACTGTTCTTTATGGCACTGGCAGTTCAGCCGCTTCATACAGAGATACTAGCGCAACATCTATCATTACTAGCGCATTAGGTGTAAACAACAACACATTAAATTATAATTTTATTTGTAACATACAAAATTATTCTGATACTAACACAAACAAAACAGCCTTAATAAGAGCAAACGCCGCAAACAGAGAAGTTGTTGCCTGTGTAGGTTTGTATCGTTCTACTTCAGCAATTAACTCAGTAAATGTTTTTGTTGGTTTAGGCAATATTTTATCAGGCTCAACCTTCACCCTTTATGGAATTAAGGCGGAATAATGGCTACGACATACACCCTTATTGATAAAGTTATTTTGAGCAGCACCCAAGCAAGTATTACATTTAGTGCAATTCCGAGCACTTACACAGATTTAATGGTGTTGCTTTCAGTTAGATCAAACCGAGCATTTACTAACGATAGTCTAGGATTAAAACCTAATGGTTCTACAAGTAGTCGCTCAGGTAAAACAATAACTGCTGATGGTTCAAATGTAAGTTCATTAAATACGACAGAGGAAATAGCCTACGCAGCCTTAACAGGCGGAACTGCTACAGCCAATACATTTTCAAACATTTCCGTTTATTGCCCTAATTACACAAGTAGTAATTTCAAATCATTTAGCGCAGACGGAGTTATGGAAAACAACGCAACCTTTTCAGGTAGCAGTTTCAACGCTTTTTTATGGTCAAATACGGCAGCAATAATCAGTTTAGAGTTCACATCTGTAACAGGCAATTCATTTGTTTCAGGTTGCACCGCTTATTTGTACGGCATTTCAAACTCATAAAGGAGAAACATGACAAAACCAACTAAACTAATCATCAACTGCGAAACTAAAGAGCAGATTGAGGTTGAACTAACTGATGAGGAAATTGCACAGTTAGAGGCAGACCGAGCAAAAGCAGAGGCAGACAAGGCGGCTAAAGAGGCTGAAGATGCTGTTAAGGCTAAGGCAAGGGTTAAATTGCTTGATCGTTTAGGCATAACTGAAGAAGAAGCAAAATTATTGTTGTCCTAAGCAACATGCATAGAGATGGCAAAAATTTTGGAATTAACTAGCCCTAACGGTTGGCCTGCCAGCGAGGATCGTAAGGCTTTAGGCATTGAATCTTTTAGTGTGCCAGGTACAAAAATAAAATTTGCTTGTTGTAAAGCGGTTGCGCCATTGCTTGTTAATTTTGCCAAAGAATTTCATGAATTAGTTGAACCTATTGATCAAGGCCAATTAGATGATTGGGGTTATGCATTTCGCATGACTAGGGGATCAGATCGGGTTTTAAGCAATCATTCATCCGGTACAGCCATAGACTTAAATGCAATTAAGCACCCTTTAGGCAAGTCAAATACATTTAATAAGGATCAGCGTAATACAATTAACCTATTGATAACTAAATATGGATTAGGTTGGGGCGGCAATTACAAAAGGCGTAAAGATGAAATGCATTTTGAAATAGCATTAACCAGGCATGAAGTACAACAAAAAATAAAACAGTTAGGATTAAAATGAAATTAGATAAAAAGAAAAAAGAAATTATTAAGTCATATCTAAGAAGCGTTGCAGTAGCAACCGTTACAACAGCATTAGCCTTAGTTGCAGATGTACGGCCTGAATTAGCAATTTTAGCAGGTGCCGTAATTGCACCTTTAATTCGCTATTTAGACCCTAAAAATCATCAATTTGGCGTAAATAGTTAATGAGCGCGAATGACTGGGCGGCTTTAGCGGTATCTACAATTACTATTCTAGGTGCATTGGTAGCAACTGTTAGATGGCTAGTTAAGCATTATCTAAGTGAGTTAAAGCCTGATAATAATGGCCGTCATAATTTAGAAGGCAGGGTTGCGCGTATAGAAGAAAAACTAGACACGCTATACCAAATACTTATATCTAAGAAATAAGTCAGCCCGATCCCCTACCCTATGGCCATGAGTATGTGCGTGGTCGTACCGACTAGGGGCAGGCCTGAAAACATGTTACGCCTGGCACAAGCATTTATTGATACAAAGGCAGATGCAGACTTATATGCAGTAATAGATAACAACGATCCAAAATGGGATGAGTATTACAAACATGACAATTACTACCAAATTCCGGCACATAATGAAACAGGTGGTTGTGCCAAATCTCTTAATTCCGGTGCAGTTAGTTTGCTTGATATTACTCGCTATCCTTTTTATCAACTTTTTGTTTTCATGGGTGATGATCACATTCCTAGAACGCTACATTGGGATAGAGAGTTTGAGAAGGCGTTAAGGGGTCAAACCGGTATTGCTTATGGCAATGATTTATTGCAAGGCGAAAATCTACCTACTGCATTTGTGATGACACGGGACATAGTAGATGCATTGTGGGGTATGACATTTCCTAAATGTAAACATCTTTACTTTGACAACTTTGTTAAGCAATTAGGTATTGATCTAGGCGTATTAAAGTATTTACAAGATGTGATTATTGAACATTTACATCCAGTAGCCGGTAAGGCTGAAATGGATGAAAGTTATGCCAGGGTAAATCAACCTAAATTTTATGAAGAAGATTTATTGACATTACAAAAATACATTAGATCAGAAAAATATGCAGATTTGGTAAACAAACTCAAATGAAGATTAGACTTAGACCAGCACATTCAGAAAATCAATTAGCAGAAATTTATGCAAAACCTCATCAACATAATAAGTTTGCCGATCATATTCAAAGGGTAAATAAGAGCATAAAATTGTTAAAAGCATTTGACACTTATCATTCTATTGGAGATTTATCAGCCGGTGATGCGACAATCATTAATGCCCTGGATGCAGATAAAAAATACATAGGAGATTTTGCTGAGGGTTATGAATTTCAAGGCAGTATTGATCAGACTATTGCCGATATGCCTAATGTAGATTTATTTATCTGCTCAGAAACTTTAGAACATTTAGATGATCCGGAAACCACTTTAAAAAAGATTAGAGCCAAAACTAAGTATCTATTTGTTAGTACACCATGCGGGGAAAAGGATGCCAATAACATTGAACATTATTGGGGCTGGGACAATGAAGATGTCAAACAAATTTTAATAGATACCGGCTTTGACCCAGTAGAGTATTTTTTATTAGAATTTCCAGGTGGAGTTTACAATTTTCAGATGTGGATTTGTAAATGAACATATTAATAACCGGATCACATGGCTTTGTTGGCCGCGCTTTTAGACGTGCGCTACCTCATGCTAATTTAACTTTAGTAGATTTAAAACAAGGTGTTGATTGCCGTAAGTTTTTCCAACTAGAAAAAAAGCAATATGATCTTGTAATTCATTTGGCCGCAGTGGTTGGTGGCCGGATGCTTATAGAAAATGAACCGTTAGCCTTAGCGGTTGATCTAGCCATTGATGCTGAGTTTGCATCCTGGGCAATGAGAACTAAACAACCCTATCTTGTTTACTTCTCATCATCAGCCGCTTATCCAATTGAACTACAAACACTAAGTAAAAAACGCCGATTAAAAGAAAAAGACATTAATTTTAATAAGATCGGTAAGCCTGATATGACTTATGGTTGGTCAAAATTGACCGGCGAAATGTTAATGAATTATTTACGTGAAGAAGGCACAAAGGTATTAACGCTTAGACCATTTAGCGGATATGGCACAGATCAAGATTTGGATTACCCATTTCCATCTATTATTGAACGCGCAATTATGAACGCAAACCCTTTTAACATTTGGGGTAAGGCAACCACTACTAGAGATTTTATACACATTGATGACATAGTTGATGCGGTCATAACTATGGTTAGAAATGATTGTAATCAAACGGTAAATCTATGTACCGGCAGACCCACAACATTTATAGATTTAGCCACAATAGCCTTAAAGGTTCTAGGCCATGAAAAAACCTATCGTAAGAATTTTAAGGTATTAACTGATAAACCGGCGGGTGTGGCCTATCGGGTAGGTGACCCGACTATGATGAGTGACTACTACACCCCAAAAATTAGCCTTGAAGAAGGCGTTGAACGCGCTATTCGCGGAATAGTATGATCTAAAATTGGTGACTATGGCTACTAAGAAACCTAAAAAAGCACCCCAGCGTAAACGGCGTACGCCGGCTAAGGCTGATGCGTTAAACAAATTAGAAAACCATTACATTACTTTAAATGAAATATTTAAAGCGGCAAAAGCCGCCGGGTTTAGCCATGATGTTGCATTTTGGTTAATAACAGAGCCGGGCGATTCAATGCCTGATTGGATTAATCCAGGTAACAAACCTAGTGAGATCATTCCCCGAATTGATCCAACAGATGATGAGGATGAAGATTAAGCGCGATAAGTCATTTAATGCTCGCTATCTTGTGGTCAGTGACCTGCAAGTGCCATTTCAATTTACAGAAGCCGTCATCAATCTAAAAAAACTGGTCAATGCATTTAAGTTTGATTTAGTTTTAAATGTTGGTGATGAAATGGATTTCAACACTATTTCAAGATTCGCAGACGGCAAGGCTGAATCTTTTATGCAAACCCTGGATGAAGATCGGACTACATGCCAGGATATTCTTTATGATTTAAAAACAGATGTAGTATCAAGATCAAACCATTCCGATAGATTGTACAAATCCTTACAGCGCATCCCAGGGCTTATGGGATTGCCTGAATTACAATATGCAAACTTTATGGGTTTTGATGATTTAGGCATCCATTATGCAAAACAGCCTTTTCCAATCCCAGGCACTAACTTTGTATTGTGTCATGGGGATGAAGGTGTCATATCTAATATATCCGGCCAAACTGCATTAAACCTCAGTAAACGCTGGGGGCGGTCAGTAGTGTCGGGACACACGCACAGATTGGGCTACACATGCCATTCAGAGGCCTTTAATGGCCGTTTAGAGCGTGTTTTAGTAGGGGTTGAGTGTGGTCACACCTGTGACCTGAAAAAGATGTCCTATACCAAAGGCTATGCCCAATGGCAGGCAGGTGCGGTTATTATTCATGTTAAGCGTGGCAATGTAAGCGTAGAGATGATCCCATTTAATGTTGATGGATCATTTACTGCTATGGGTAAAGCCTTTGGGTGAGGTAGATCACAAGAAACGCCGTACTGGGTAATTGCATTTGTCAGACCCTTAGTGTTTAATTGCATTTACAAACGCAATTGACCTGAAGGGGGTTAATGATGCCAAAGTTTAATATTGGTGATCGTGTTATTTATCAAAATCAGTTGGCAACCATTATGGATGTTCACAATTATTTACCAACTAAATCAGGTAAAAAAAGATTGTTATGGTATTCGGTGCGATTGGATGGGATGCGTTCCCAATATGCGGTTGCACAAAAAACTAATTCTTTAGTAAAAGCAAAAGAGGCAAAATAATGAACGCCATTGCCTACATTGAAAAAGGTTGGTACGTATTACCGTTAAAACCACAATCTAAAGAACCATGCAGGTTTTTACGGCACGGTTATCTTGATGCAAGTGATGATTTGTCAATTGTTAAAAAATGGTTTAATGGCGATAATAATTTAAATATTGGCCTAGCCATTGCACAGTCCAATTTAGTTGTATTGGATTTTGATAAGCGCAACATTGCATCAAGAACATTATGGGAACAGTATCGCCGGATATGCGTTACATCTAATACCCATACAGTCAAAACAGATAATGGCTATCACTTTTATTATCTTGCCGATAACACAAAACAATTCAAAGGCAAGTTAATACCAGGCATTGATATCAAACATAAAGGTTATGTTGTCTTGCCACCGTCCATACATCCAAATGGCAGTATTTATCAGGTAGTAAATGATGTTGATCCGGTTGCTTTACCAACTGAATTAGAAAAGGTGATGGTTTGGAATTAGTTAAGTACGACAAAGAAAGCGGTGCTTATGTTGATCAAAAGCGTAAGCATTTTGTAAAGGCTTCTTTGATACGCAAACACGCTAAAAAATCAATTGGCGCAAAGCAGATCAGAGGAAGGCTATCAGCCAAAATGGTTGAAGCATATTGGTTAGACAAGTTCAAGGAAGTGGTGAAGTATGAACTATGAAATATATGGCTGGTTAATAACAATCAGTTTGTTTACGCTGGTAGCACTATTGATTGGTGTTACATGGATGGTTGCCGTTGAAAACGGTTATGACAAAGGCTTTAAAACTGGATACAAGCGGGGCAGTACCGATATAAAGCAAAACAATATCAATGTACAGAAATTTACCGTTAGAAGTCATCCTGCAATGCGACAAAAGATGCTTGAAGCAGACAATGAATACCTAATGGAAAAAGTTGTTAGCCTGTGGGAAAAGGAAAACAACTAATGAATATGAATGATTATGTTGATGTGGCTGAACGTATAGCCCAATTAAAAGAGGTGTTTCCTGAAGCGTCATTACAACCTTATGATCCTAATAAGCCTTATGACATTGTAGAAGTGGCAGGTAAAACTTATGTAGTTTATACCGCCGCTTGTTACCGTGATCCGCATGATGCAAGGCCAGGTGTTGCATGTGCCTGGGAACAAA